ACACCATCGAGTCGCTGGATGGGCAAGAGCGCGCCATATGGCTTCTCGTCCTCAAGCACAGGCAGTGGGGCTCGTCTACCTTTTTCCAGGCGATGACAATGCACCGCTGTCGCTTTGTTCCCTACACAGAAGCTCTTGTCATCGCTGACCGCGAACGCACAACCAGGAAGCTGATGGGGATGAACCGGCGCATGTGGGAGAAGTTTTCTCCCGCAATCAAAGACGACTGGAGCAGGACCGTCGAGCGCACAGACTCCCAGTACGAATGGGAGAACGGCTCAGTCCTATCCATCGACACAGCCGGCCAGAGCCAGGCCGCCCGCGGAACAACCGCTGACCTCATTCACTGCTCTGAGGTTGCGTTCTGGAGTAACGGAGACCGCATCATCCCAGCCATGACCTCCTCGTTGGCCGACGTGTCAGGCTCCATCTGCGTGATGGAGAGCACCTCCGCAGGCCCACACGGCATCTTCTGGGAGTTGTGGGAGCAGGCAGAGGACCCGTGGTCGCAGTGGACCAGGGTCTTTGTCCCATGGACCTCACACCCAGAGTACGATGACACCGAGAAGCTGGACCCCGACCTCAAGGACATCGGTGACCGGGCAGCAGCAGGGGACAAGAGCGCCCTCGATGACCTGAAGCACCTCAACCAACAAGAGCACGACTGGCTCATTAACGGTGAACTCAACCTGGGCCAGGTCTACTGGCGGCGAAGAACCCTGGCCACAAGGCTCATGGGCAAAGAGGAAGAGTTCTGTCGGGAATATCCATCCACAGCAGAGGAGGCGTTTCGCTCTGCGAGCTACAATTTCTTGAACGCCAACGGGCAGGAGCGACAAAGGGCTGCTGCTGTAGAGGTGTTTACGTGCTACGATATCCTGCTTGACGACGCCTCGCTTGGGGATGAGGGGGTGCGGAGAGAGAAGGACCCGCTGCTTGTGGCGCTAGATAGTGATCCTGAGATGCGGGTAAAACCCGTGGAGTCTGCGGATGGCTGGATTCAAGTTATCGACCCTCCTGATGGCGATAAGCGATATATTATCGGCTTCGACCCAAGCGAGGGGACAGGCGGGGACAACGCTGCATTCGTGGTTCGATGCGATGGCAAGGTTGTTGCTGTTGGTTGTCGTAACGACATTGGAACAGACCTTCAAGCACTGTATCTTGATGCCATTGGACGCTGGTACAACAACGCTACACTCAATGTTGAACGCGCTGGCGGTGGGCTCGGTGTAATCAATACGCTCATCAGACTCGTCTACCCAAACCTCTACGGACAAGAGTCGTTCGATGAGTACGGACAGAAGCAGGGCCGAAAGATTGGGTTCACACCTACTCAGGAAACCGTCTCTACGCTGCTGTCGATGATGCGGCACGACCTTAATTCCGGGACCACACTGGCAAGGCACCCACGGCTGCTCAAGGAAATAGGGTGGGTCAAGCGCATCGCTAAACGTAGCCGCGACGACACCGTCAGACACACCTGGAGATGCCCAGGGAAAGGCAGGGAGATGAAGGATGGGTCAAGAATAAGCGATGACATGTTCCGCGCCTGCGCCCTAACGACCATACCAGCCAGAGACTCAGAGTGGGTCCGCGAAATGGACGAGACAAGCTCTGTAAACACCGAGCCAGAGAGGGCCGCAATCACCGCGATTGGGTATCAGTTAAATAACCCACTCTACGAGGACGAAGAGAAAGTGCTTGTGTCAGAGGGCGGATATGACCTAATAGATATAGTGCCGGAAGGCTTGGACGAGACACCAGACATGCCGACACCGTAGGGGCCATGGACGCAATGATAATCATATGCTCGCTTCTCATCGTCGGACACGCAGTTACGATTGCCGCCGTCATGCTCAACATGACCAAAATAACAAAAGAGTTCCGGATGATAGTTTTGGAACGTGAAGAAACGCATAGAACGCTGTATGCTATAGGCCCAGATACCGAGTCCGACGCTAGCGATGAACACCACGTGATGGAGCATATGTGATGGCGGTAGGAGAACTGTTTTCTTATGAAGCGGAGCCAGAGGGCCCAGGCTGGCGCGATTACCTTGGTGGCATTGTCAAGATGGGCACCATGATCGCATCACCTGTCCTTGGCGGCGCCCCAGGGATAGCACTCGCCCTTGGTGGCGGGCTCGCGGGTGAGGCGGTGAGCGGCGGTGGCCTGGGTGATATCCTGCTGTCGGGCGCGGAAAGCGGCGGGCGCCAGGCCGCGCAGACCTGGCAGGCCGGAGAGCTTGCCTCACAAGCGGCTGCCCTGCGACTAAAGGAACAAGAGGAGTTCTCCAAGAGGCTTGGTGCGCTCCTTACCCCGCCGACCGAAGCAGTACCCAGCCGTGGCCTGGGGATTCCTGGGCGGGGACACCTCCGTGCGGGTCCCGGCGCGTTGGCGGAGGCCAAGTTCGACTTTGCGGATAAGGACCCAAGCTATGCTCGGGGCGAGTTTATTGGCCCGCCACGCACCGTTTTTAACGACCCACCGGGGACCTTTATGGACCCATTTGTTCCTCGGCTCGAAATGCCTGTGTCACTTCCAAACCTTGTGGCCCCCATGCCGCCAGGAGGGTCGCTTTATCAACAATATGGCCAGGACGCGTTTAATCAGGCAGGCGGGTGGGGCGGGCCACCCTCTGGTTACCCGACAGGGTTTTAGAAATGAAAGAAAACAAAGAGGCAGGCAGCGAAAGGAAACTACTGAAGCTCATTGAGGAGCGGCTGGAGTCCTGCCTGAAGGTCAAGAAAGACCGGATGGAAGAGGCGATGGTGGTTCTTCTCGCATACGGCGGTTTCTCGATTGATACCGCCAGGGACTTCGCGTCCAGAGCGCAGGGCTCAAGCCTGCCCCGCTGGTTTGAAGACAGGGTGGTCCTCAACATTCTCCAGCCGATTGCCAGAACCGCAGCGGCAATGGTGGTGTCGAACCACCCCACCTGGGTTGTAGACCCAATGGGTGACAGCACCCACCAACGCCAAGCTGCTCGCGGCGTCCAGAAGATGCTCGACTACTTCTACCGCTCCAACAACATGCCCGCCATCATGGACCAGGTTGTCCTCCGCAGCGTGCTGACCGGCTATGCCGGCGTCTATGTTGACTGGGACTCCCAGGTCGGCATTGGCGAGCACAAGGAAGCCAACGAAGGCCGAGAGGGATGGTTTGTAGTCGAACCAATCGACATCTTCTCTTGGCACCACGAGCCCGGAGTGGGCGGTGGGGAGAGAGCGTTCTGGGGCATCCGCGAATCAACCATGCACATTGAAGAGGCGCGGCTGTTCTTCAACAACAACAACATATCGAAGGTCGTCTCCTCAGAGAAAGACGACACGGTTAAACGGCAGCTTCAACTTATTGCCGACAATGAGGGTGTAAGCCTGGACTTATCTGAGGATGCAGACCGGGTTCGGGTGCTCCACTATTGGCAGAAGCCAGGAGCGCAGTTCCCAGAGGGCCTTGAGGTGATCATCGCCGGGGACACAGTCGTTTCATTCAAGGACCGACTGATTGGCGGAGAGTTCCCCATCTACACCATGAAGTTCTCCCTGGAACCACACCGGGACTACGCATCCGGCATTGGTACAAGCCTCCTCCAACTACAGCGTGACCTTACCGTGACGTGGAATGGCTACCGTGTGCGCCGGGACCAAGAGGTTATGCCAGCGTGGTTTGCGCCAAAAGGCTCTTTGTCTCGCGGCATCAACACCAGGCCAAAGGCAATCAACGAGTTCAACCCCAGGATGGGCCCCCCACAGCAGATGTCGCTCAACCCCCTGTCCCTGGTGACGGGTGGGTTTGCTGAGCGCACTGTTCAGATGATGGAGTACGTCTCTGGCGTGAACGATGCCAGCCGGGGTGAGTCACCCACAAGTAACGCGACAGGACGCCTCACAGCGTTCCTTGCTGAGCTGGATAATCGCAGAATGGGCCCCACTGTCCGCGAGATGAGCACAATGCTCAAGCGTGTTGGCAGGCGGATGATTAAGCTCTGGCAAGAGTTTGGCAGTGAGAGCATCGCCGTTTCGATTCTTGGCCGCGGGCACAGCGCTGAAATCGCAGAGGTGCGCCGCGAAGACGTTGTCTACTCGAGCATTGATATTGATGTGGCGAGCCTGATGCCCAGGACGCAGCCGCTTAGGCAGGAGACAATCCTGAACCTTCTCCAGATGGGTGTCATCCCGCCAGAGAAGGCACTAGACGCGCTCGAGTTCGGTGGGTTTGAGGAGGCCGTTGGCTTCCGCAGCGTAGAGGCAATGAACGCAAGGCAGGAATCAGAAGAGCTTGCCGACCTCACGATAGA